GCCCTATATACATTAGGAGCATTCTCTACTATTGATAATGAAAGTATTGAATATGATCAGAATCAAGCAATTGAAGATGGTGCTGACGATATAATTGATTGGGGTGAAGGAAACCCATTCGGTGAAATTGGTAATTATACAGGTAGCTTCTGATGTTAGGAACACAATTTTATAACGAGGCAGTAAGAAAGACTGTCATTTCTTTCGGTACTTTATTCAATAATATTGAATTAAAAAAGATCGTTAATGGACAAGTAATGGAAGTTGAAAAAGTTCCACTTGCTTATGGTCCTAAAAATAAATTTTTATATAGACTACAAGGCAATCCTACAGATGGTAGAAAGGTAGCAATTACTTTACCACGTCTCTATTTTGAGATGACAGGTATTGAGTATGACTCTGCAAGAAAAACTCCTGCAATAACCAGAACTAAAGCAGTTCTACCTGTTGATGGGGAGTCAACAAATGCAACGCAAGTAATGACTCAATATGTACCTGTTCCATATAACATAGGATTTGAAGTAGGTATAATTGCAAAATCACAAGATGATGGACTACAAATTCTAGAACAAATTTTACCATTCTTTCAACCAAACTTTAACATGAGTGTTAAGTTTATTCCTGATATGAATGAAGTAAGAGATGTTGCTATCGTCTTAAACAGTGTTGATTTTGAAGATGATTGGGAAGATGATTTCAACACACGACGTAGTTTAATTTATACGTTGAGATTTACTGCCAAATCTTACATCTACGGACCTTACAGCAAGGCAGATGTTATTCGTAAGTCTCGCATCATTGAAACTATTGGAGATAAAGAAGTTAGTAAGAGACACGTTGAGAGATCATATACACCTAAAGCAAAGACTGATCTCAATAACGACGGACAAGTTACTGCCGCAGATGATGCATTTGTAACTGCTGCTGACGACTTTGGATTTAATGAAGGGATTGAATTCTTATGAGTAGCCTAGAAGACAACATGGAAGACATCCTCAACATTGATACTGAGGTTGTAGAAAGCAAACCAAGTAAACCTGTTCCACCTAAGGTTGATAAGGATGATCGTAAAAAAGATTATGAATATACTCGTGGTGAACTATACTCTCTCATAGATAAGGGTCAGGAGGCGGTACAAGGTGCTTTAGAGGTGGCACAGGAGTCAGGGCACCCAAGAGCGTATGAAGTCGCTGTAGCGGCGATGAAGCACGTTGCTGATATGACTGAAAAACTTCAAGACCTACATAAGAAGATGAAGGATCTAGATGAAGAAAAATCTGGTCCAAAAAATGTTACTAATAACGCAATGTTTGTTGGTAGTACAACTGAACTTCAAAAGATGCTTAAGCAAATGAAGGGGGGAAAGCGATGAAAGATTTTAAACAATTTAAAGAACTTTCTGAAGCTGCATGGACAAAAAAAGCAGGTCAAAATAAAGAAGGTGGACTAAATGAAAAAGGAAGAAAAAGCTACGAACGTGAGAATCCAGGAAGCGATCTTAAGAGACCTTCAAAGAAAGTTGGGAACCCTCGTAGAAAAAGCTTTTGTGCGAGGATGAAAGGAATGAAGAAAAAATTAACTTCCAAAAAAACTGCTAACGATAAAGATAGTAGAATCAACAAATCTTTACGTGCTTGGAATTGCTAAGTGCTATAATACTATTACTGAATTTTTATTATGACTAAAATTAGAAGAGGATTTCAAAAGATTGAACCAATTTCTGCACCGCCAGAAAATAAAGGATTTGGTATTAAGAAACCAAATTTAATCCTACCTAAAGGAGTTAAATCAACAGAACCAGAACTACCTGAGGATGTTGATTTAAGTGCAATGGGGAAACCAGATCCCAAAGCAGTTCCAGAACAATTTGCTAGAGCATTCCCCCCTCTATCAATGCCACCATGGAGATCTGATCAGAATCCATCGGTAAAATGTCCTGAAACTAATGGAGATGAATTAGTTGATATTAATCCATTCCCATACTTATTCAAAGCAAACTATGATTTTAACTTTGAAAGTATTCAGGAAAACATTGAAAAGGATATTAAAAGATCTAAAAAAATTGTACAAGAAAATGGTATTTCAACACCAGAAAAAGATGGTGGCACTACAACCGTTTTATTGATTGGGTCTGAAATTAATGGAGAAAGATACAAAGCACCTCATGAGTGGCCAGAGTTAGAGCACTTTGTTAATGAGTGGATTCCAGCAAATATTAAAAAGATTTGGAAAGCGTGGAATTTTTGTCCTATGTCAGTTCCATATATTTCAGAGTCATGGGTAAATGAACATCCATATGCTTCCTTCACAGAAGGTCATACCCATCGTCGTAGTCAAATTTCTTTATCATGTTATCTAAAAGTTCCAGAGGATAGTGGAAGATTTATGGTTAGAGATCCTATGGATGCATATACTTACAGTCAACCTGTTGCATTTGATTATCATCCATCAGGAAAAGAGTGGAGATATATTGATGTAGAAGATGGAGATGTTTTATTTTTTCCTGGTTATTTACATCACATGACAGAAAGATCTCTTTCTAAAGAAAACAGATATATTATGTCAATTAATATTTCTTCTTTAGACATTAATACACCTCAAGGTTTTGAGAAAGGCATCTATAAACCAATGTGGGTGCCAGACTAAGTTGACAAACGCTGACATTTCAATTAGAATACTTGACAGAGTTATTATAATTAATACGTGATGCAATGTCAAACATGAGACTAAACGAAGTGGACGTAAGTCGTCTGATCAAAGCATGTAACTTAGCGAAAGAAGTTTCTGGATCTGAGTACATGTGGGATGAGTATGAAAAACTCACAGAAAAGCTACGGCAACTATGTGAGCAAGGGTACTGTTCTATTACGGAGGAAGGATGACTGAAGATTGGCGTTACAGTGACGACAAAATGTTCGTCAGAGAATCTGTACTAAAGATTCTATTACATAAGTTTGGCAGCAAACTAAAATCAGATGGTTCTTCTGATAAAACAAATCAGTCCATATACCAATGTGCTCATGATTGGGTATCCCAAGGAAACATGAGATCTGATGGTGTTGTTGCATATTACAAGGCATATTATGGATAGACATGATATACCATGGTTGGGCAACTTCTATACAAAGAAGGAAGTAGACGCTTTAATCGCTAAAGCACTTGAAGAAGCAAGAGCAATTGATGAAGCGTCTATGGCCAAACATAATCGTGAAGCTACGATCATTAGTATGATCTTAGGTTTCACATGTCTTGCATTATTTGTAGATGGATTGTTAAGGATTTTAGGAATTATTCCTCCATTCATGCACATTGATGTAAATATCATTGATGACATTATAGATAATGTAAAAAGTGAAATGCTTAAATGAAACAACTAAATTCGTTTGTTTTAGATAATACAGTATCAATTATTGACTACCTTTATAGAGGTAGACACTTTCAAAGATTTTGGGTGCTTGAGGAAATAGCTCGGGCACCCTATTTTGCTTTTTTGAGTGTCTTACATTTAAGAGAATCTATGGGGTTACGTGGACCAGAACACATTTATCTAATGGAGGAACATTTTGCTCAAACTCTTAACGAAACAGAACATCTTGAATACATGGAAAGTAGGGGCGGTAGTGCTTATTGGGTGGATCGCTTTGTCGCCAGACACCTCGTACTTGTCTACTATTGGATCAACGTGGTTTATTACTGGTTGGCTCCTAGGTCTGCTTATGATCTCTCCTACAAAATAGAAGTACATGCTGCTGAAACCTATAGCAAATACTTAAAATATATTGATAAGGATGATCAAAAAATTCATGAGATTATGGAAGATGAACAGAACCATGCAGAGGAGTTAAAGAACGCCATGGAATTGGTACTGAGATCCTGACACATTTTTTTCCAATATTGTAAAAAATACCTAGATAGTATAGTCAAATAACTTTTATATGAAGTTACTACCATTACGCAAGTTTATTATCCGTACAGTTATTCTTAGTCTAGCATTTTTATCAATTGCATTTTTACCAAGTCTAGCATATGCAGTTGACATTGAGATGGGTTCAGGTGGCAATCTAGTATTCAATCCTTCTGAAGTAACAATCTCTGCTGGTGAGACAGTCAAATTTATTAATAACGATCTACCTCCTCACAATGTAGTTTTTATTAATGGTCACGATGAATTATCACGCCCCGACCTTAACTTTATGAAAGGAGATACTGTGGAAATTGCTTTTGATGATCCTGGTGAATATGAATTTCAATGTGAACCTCATGCTGGTGCTGGTATGAAGGGAGTCATTCATGTTGAATGATAGAGAATGGAAGATCATTAAAGTATGTTTAGAGAATGCTCCAACACCATATGATGTTGGAGATACAAAAAAAGAAGTAGAGAATTTACTAAAGAAAGTAGATTCTTATGCAACAGTTGAATGTTTTATTGATGATGATCAAGTAGATTGTCGTGAATTGGATGAAGATCTTATGGAGTACCCTCCTTTATAAGATTAAATAATAATAACCATAGTTTGATTTTATGTTATCAACACAGTATCGTTTACGCTTGGAAGCAATTTGTAAAAAGATTGCTTCCGAAGAAGAAGTACCTCTAGAAGATATGATTTGGGCAAACAAATTATCAAAAGCAAATACTAGTGCTAGAGATATGTTAAACAGAGCAAGGAGGGCGGCAATCAATCCAGGAGATGATTTTTTTAATGGATTGAATTTGGGGGATCCTGATCCCACAAATCATAGAACAAAATTTGAAGGTGCTGATGAGATCGTGGATTGGTTCAAACAAGAAAAATGCGACGATTGGAGGCAACGAGATTAAATGATTCATAAAATTTTAACGTTAATAGATCCTGCATTAATAGGTTCTATCATGGGAACTATTTTATTAGTTCCATTTGCATACTTTACGTATGACGTTAAAAAACATCCAAAAAACTATCAAGAACATTGAAATAAATAATTTATATTGGAGTCATCTATATGAAAGTTGGTATTATCGGTCTTGGCCGAATGGGTGAAGGCATGTCTCGCCGCATGATGAAGAATGGTATTGAGACATGGGGATATAGAAGAAACATTAAAAAAGCAGAAGAAGCATACGAAGCAGGATATGTTTCAGGTATTGCTTATAGCTTAGAAAATTTGTCAGAAGCAGTACATAGTAATAAAAGAACGGGAGAAACACCTGGCATTTTTATGCTAGTAGTCCCAGCAGAGACTGTGGAGGATACGATCAATGAGTTACTACCATTTTGTGTGGAAGGTGATATTATTATTGATCATGGCAATTCCAATTTTAAGGATTCAAGGAGGAGAGCATGTAACCTTGAGAAATTGGGCATCCAGTATATTGACTGTGGCACTAGTGGTGGTGTTTATGGTTTGGACCGTGGATACTGTCTTATGGTTGGTGGTGCAAATTATGCAGTACAAACCTGCTCTCCAATCTTTAGGGCACTCTCCCCAGACATTGCATCAGTTCCACGAACAGATGAACGGAGTCATGTAACTTCTGCTGAGCAGGGATGGTTGCATTGCGGACCACCTGGAGCAGGTCACTTCGTAAAGATGGTTCATAACGGAGTTGAATATGGAATCATGCAAGCTTATGCTGAGGGGTTCAATATCTTGCATAGTGGGGATCTTGGCTCCAAGTATGTTAAGGAAGGGGATGCTGAGGTTGCTCCGATGGAAGATCCAGAAAATTATCAATATGATATTGATGTTGCTGAAGTGGCTGAGTTATGGCGTCGTGGTAGTGTGGTTGGGTCTTGGTTACTTGACCTTGCTGCGTCTGTACTACGTAACGATCACGAACTCAGTAAATTTGACGGGGGCGTATCTGATAGTGGTGAAGGTCGTTGGACTGTTAACGCCGCTGTGGATCTTGGCGTACCCGCTCCTGTTATTACTACAGCATTATATGAAAGATTTAATTCAAGAAACTTAGGAGGTTTTGGTAATAGAGTTTTAAATGGAATGCGTTTTATGTTTGGAGGACACAACGTAAGATAATGGGTAATTCAAGAACAGATAAAAGTAAAGATTTTATAGATTCTGGTATGACACTTATTACACAAGTTGAATCTGACAAATATCTTAAACAGCATTCGCAGGATAAAGTTTCTGATCCTAGAAATGACATGGATTATGATACCTGGGAATATGGTACGGAACCTATTCCTGATGATGAAACGTGGACAGCTTAATGACTTTCGGTAATGTCCTTGCAATCCTGGCAATACCCTTTGTATGTGCCACCCTCGCACTTGGAAGATATAAAGGTGAAATATCGTATTATGAATCAGAAGACTATGATGGAAACGGAACCGCTCACTAGACGCATTGTTATTTTTGGTGCAACTGGTGACCTTGCTAAAAGAAAACTTATTCCAGCACTCTATAAATTATGGCAGAAAAAATTACTGCCACATAACATACTGATTGTTGGTGCATCAAGAAGAGAATATAGTAGAGATCAATGGTTGGAACATCTTGGGGATTATCCCATGGATTTTATTCATTGGTTAGATTTTGTTTCTTGCGACTTATCGTGTGAAGAGAGTTTGAATAAACTTCACGATGAGAGTGCAGATACTACTTACTTCTTATCAGTGCCGCCACACACATATGCAGATGCTGTAGTTAATTTAAAGAAGGCAGGATTCTTAGATGATCCGCAACGCAGTCGTGTGGTTATTGAAAAACCCTTTGGTAGTGATTCTAAATCTGCTCAGAAATTACAAGATACTATTTCAGATTATATTCGTGAATCACAAATATATCGTATAGATCATTATCTTGGAAAAGATACTGTAAACAATATACTTGCTACACGATTCTCTAACACACTACTAGAACCTCTGTGGAATCGTAATTATATTGATGAGGTTCAAATATATGCGACTGAGACCATTGGGTGTGATGGTAGATCTCAGTATTACGAGACCGCTGGAGCAGTCCGTGACATGCTTCAGAACCACATGATGCAGTTGATTGCACTAATTGCAATGGAAGCACCGTGTAGGTTGTGTGCGAAAGAGATTCGTAGAGAGAAAATTAAAGTGCTCTCTGCTGCTCGTTTAGGAGACAAACTTATTACTGGTCAATACGAGGGATATCGTGAAGAGCATGGTGTAGGACCAGAGTCAGAAACTCCTACTTTTGTTGCTGGTGATCTTTATATTGATAACTGGAGATGGCAAGGTGTTCCTTTCCATTTTATGACAGGAAAATCTATGCCATATCAATGTGCAGAAGTTGTTATCAAATTGAAAGCACCTCCATTGAATCTATTTGAAGGTCACGAATACAATGATCGTATCGTAATGAGATTCCAACCAAACCCTCACCTTGATATTCGCATTGATATGAAGGCACCAGGATTAAAAGATGATGTAGAAACTGCTACATTGACTCATCCATATCCAGATGCTGCTGTAGATGGTTACGAAAAACTTTTATACGATGTCTTAAACGGTGATCAATCACACTTTGTTCATGCAGATGAAGTGATAGAATCATGGAGAATTGTTGAGAAACTTCTATGTGTTGGGGACTCTTGTCCCATCAGAACAGCTCCATACATTTATATGAAAGATTCTTGGGGTCCAACACACAAAACTAATAACATTACAGATTGGGACTATCCAGCATGACATTACTATTTGTCTTGACATTCATTACTTTACTCACTATTACTATGGAAATAACGTGGCCAGTGAGATATAGAAAATGAATCTTGTTCTTAGACCATTAGAAGATGTAAATGGAATAACTTGGAGTATTATCATTATGATGATACTACTTCTTGCTGGAGTTGTATGGAGCATCTTATACATATTCTCATATGATGAGAAATTTCCAAAATAAATATTACACAGAGGTATTACAAATGGAATCATTTAATTCTACATCATGCACCAAATGCGGTGCTAGTTGGTTAAATGGACAACTATACTGGTCAACTGGACAAGAAGGAGACCCACATGATTTAGCAGGTTTAGTTTGTAATAATATTCCTGATAGTGATCCAGAAAAAAGTAATTGCATCAATCCATGTAAAGGTTCCACCAGTGGTCAAACATGGGAAATGAGAGCAATGATGATAGAGACTTTGCTTGAAGAAAAGAAAAGAGATCTAGAAAATCTGAGAGATCAATTTGAAGATTTATAATGACAACGAATGATTGAAGTATACGATAATTTTTTAGATGATATAAGTTTTAAAATGATAGAGAAAGAGATAATGCACGATCCCTTTCATTGGTCTTGGTGTGAAAATACAGTTTCAGTAGGTGAAGGAAGTATTTTAGAAAAAGATCATTTAGATAATCATCAAATGTATCATATGATCTATAATGGTCACGAACCAACGAGTCCATTTTATAAGACTTTATATCCTCTATTAAAAAAATTAGAAGCGGTTAGTATATTAAGAATAAAAGCAAACTTAAATACAAGAACTTCAAAAATTGTAGAGCATGGATTTCATGCTGATATGCCATTTAAATGTTATACTGGTATATTTTATTTAAATACATGTGATGGATATACTGTATTTAAAAATGGTGAGAAGGTAAAAAGTGTTGCAAATAGATATATAGAATTTGATAGTCATTTATTGCATTCAGGTACATCAACAACAGATAGTAAAAGAAGAGTAGTTATCAATTTCAATTATATTACTAAAGACATATTAGAAGATGGCAACAAAGACTGAGGTATATCTTGGTAATCCCAACCTAAAGAAGGCTGGTACTGAGATACAATTTACACAAGAGCAAGTACAGGAATGGATTAAATGCAAAGAAGATCCTTTGTACTTTGCTTTAAATTATATTCAAATCATTTCACTAGACGAAGGTCTAGTACCTTTTTCCATGTATGATTTCCAAAAGGAAATCTTGATGGACTTTCACAATAATAGATTTAACATTGCAAAACTTCCTAGACAAACTGGCAAGTCAACCACTGTTGTTGCTTACTTGCTTCATTATGCTATCTTCAACGATAGTGTTAACATTGGTATTCTTGCTAACAAGGCTAGCACCGCTAGAGAACTACTCGGTCGTCTTCAATTAGCGTATGAGAACTTGCCGAAGTGGATGCAGCATGGTATCCTTGTATGGAACAAAGGTAATGTGGAGTTAGAAAATGGATCAAAGATATTGGCAGCTTCTACATCTGCATCTGCTGTCCGAGGCATGTCCTTTAATATCCTCTTTCTTGACGAGTTCGCTTTCGTACCGAATCACGTTGCTGAGCAATTCTTTGCCTCTGTTTATCCTACTATTACTTCTGGTAAATCAACGAAAGTAATTATTATCTCTACGCCTAATGGCATGAACCACTTCTATAAGATGTGGGAAGATGCTAAAAATGGTAAGAATGGATATGTTACGAATGAAGTACATTGGTCACAAGTTCCAGGTAGAGATGCTAAATGGAAAGAGGAGACATTAAAGAATACATCCAAGAGACAGTTTGCACAAGAGTTTGAATGTGACTTCCTTGGATCTGCTGATACACTAATCTCTCCTTCAAAACTACAAGCGATTCCGTTTGAAGATCCAATTCAAAGCAATGCTGGACTTGACGTATATGAGAGAGCACAAGAGAATCACGAATATATTATCACTGTGGACGTTGCCAGAGGAATTGGTGGCGATTACAGTGCTTTCATCGTGTTTGACATTACCACGTTACCGTATAAAATTGTCGCAAAATACAGAGATAATGAGATTAAGCCTGTTATGTTTCCCTCGGTCATACACAGGGTAGCGAAAGAGTATAGGTTTCCGTATATTTTAGTAGAAGTCAATGATATTGGCGATAGTATCGCTGCTACTTTAAATTATGATCTTGAATATCCTAACGTATTGATGTGTGCAATGCGTGGTAGAGCAGGTCAAATTGTTGGACAAGGATTTTCAGGAAACAAAACACAACTAGGTGTCAAAATGAGTATCACTGTTAAGAAACAAGGATGCTCTAATCTCAAAGCAATCATTGAAGATGACAAATTAACGTTCTCTGATTTTGATATTCTGAGAGAGTTGACTACATTCATTCAGCGAAAACAGAGTTGGGAAGCGGATGATGGGTATCATGATGACCTTGTAATGTGTATGGTTCTATTTGCATGGTTAGTCATGCAAGACTATTTTAGAGAGATGACTGACCAAGATGTCAGGAGAAGAATTTACGAAGAACAAAGAAATCAAATTGAACAAGACATGGCACCATTTGGTTTTGTTGATGATGGATTAGGTGATGACACTTTCATTGACGGCGATGGTGATCTTTGGGCTTATGGAGATACACAAGAAGAAGTATCATATATGTGGAATTATTAGGGGTATTGCAAGTCCCCCTATGGTTTTAATTACTCTAAGTTCCAGAAAATCTAAATACTTACAGATTAATTGGAACATCAACGAGGAGTTAAAACATGGCAAGTCAAGTCTCGCCTGGTGTAGTTCTTAGAGAACGTGACCTAACTAATGCTGTAATCACAGGAGCTTCATCGCTAACTGCTGCATTTGCATCATCTTTCCAGAAAGGTCCGATTGGAGAAATCGTAAACATCTCTAATCAGAAAGAACTAGTCAGCACTTTTGGTACACCTAAAGATGCTAATGCCGAGGATTGGTTGGTAGCATCTGAATTTTTAGGATATGGTGGTCGCCTATCTGTGGTTCGTGCTGGTACTGGCGTTCTCAACGCTACTAACGGTGCTGGTGCTCTAATCAAAAATGATTCAGAGTGGGAAGCAGGTGTTGGTGCTGCTAACATTTTTGCTGCACGCTCTGCTGGTACATGGGGTAACTCACTAATGGTGGTTGCTGTAGACCGTGGTGCTGATCAAATTCTCACACTTGCTTCTGCTCCTGCTACAACTACTCTAAACACTGCTTTCACAACAACTGCTGGAAGACAGGGTAGAATTTATTCTTGGGACGCTGCTACTAAAGAACTAGCAGTTATCCTTGATGATCCAACAACTCTTATCGTAACTGGTGATAAGTTTGACGAACCAGGCGATGGTGTTGCACAAACAGTTACCGCTGGTGCTTACGCTGGTCAGGGAACTCAAAATGGTACACACACTGTTGATCCTACAGGTGGTACTGGTACAGGTTTACGCCTCAATGTTGTTATTGATGCAAACGGCGATGTTACTGGAGTAACTATCGTTAATGGTGGTACAGGTTATACTGCTAATGATTCAGTAACCGTTGCAGCTGCTGGTCTAGGAACTGGTGCTGTTAGCGATCTAACTGTCACAATCAACACTGTTTCTGATGACAACATTGATGTTGAGAGTGTTAAAGACTGGTACACCAATACAACAATTGGATCAACTGGTTTAAAACTCGCTGCAATTGGTCCTCGTCCTGGTACTTCTGAGTATGCTTCTTCACGTGGCATTTCTTATGACGAAGTACACATTGCAGTAATTGACACTACTGGAGATGTCTCTGGTGCTGCCAATACAGTTCTAGAAAGATTTACTTATCTATCTAAACTTTCCGATGGTAAGAGTTCTGAAGGTGCTTCTACTTACTACAAGGAAATTATCAATCTAGAGTCTGAATATATTTTCCATGGTGCTGCACTTGGTAACACCATTGAACCAACACAAGGTGGTGGTGGAATTGCTATCAGCACTTCTTCTACTGGTCTTGCATCTGGCAGTAAGTTCGTATTAGTTGCTAAGAACGAAACAACCCTTAGCAATGGTACTGACGACTATGCTTACACTGCTGGTGAAGTTAACGCTGCTTATGATCTATTCATTGATACAGAAGAAACAACCATTGACTTTGTTCTAATGGGTGGTTCCTTCGGTAATGAGACAGATACACTTGCTAAAGCACAAAAGGTAGTTGCCATTGCTGCTAATCGTAAGGACTGCGTTGCATTTGTTTCTCCTTATTCTGGAAACCAAATTGGTAGTGGTGGTTCTGCTCTGTCACCTGTACAGCAGAGAACAAACACTCTCAACTTCATGAATTCAATTACATCTACTTCATACGCTGTTTTAGATAGCGGTTACAAGTACATGTATGATCGTTTCAATGATAAGTATCGCTATGTTGCTTGCAACGGTGATATTGCTGGTCTTTGTGTTAGCACATCTACTTCTGTTGCAGATTGGATTTCTCCTGCTGGTATGGCAAGAGGTGGTATCCGCAACGTAATCAAACTTGCATACAATCCAAACAAAGCAGATAGAGATGAACTCTATCAGAACAGAGTTAACCCAGTGGTAACTTTCCCTGGCTCTGGTCCTGTTCTATTCGGTGACAAGACTGCTCTTGCTTCACCTTCTGCTTTTGACAGAATCAACGTTCGTCGCCTCTTCCTCAATATTGAGAAGAGAGTTGAAGCTCTTGCTAAGGGCGTTCTCTTTGAGATCAACGATGAAACAACTCGTTCTGGATTCCTTGCAAACATCAATGGTTATCTAAATGAGATCTCTGCTCAGCAGGGTATCACCGATTTCCTAGTTGTGTGTGATGGAACAAACAACACACCTGATGTAATTGATCGTAACGAATTCGTTGCTGAACTATTCATCAAACCTGCCCGTTCCATTAACTACGTAACAGTTACATTCACTGCTACACGCACTGGAGTTTCTTTCAACGAAGTCGTTGGACGCTGATCTATTAAATAATAAACAGAAAAGAAGAGGTTTTTAAAAAAAATGGCAATTACTAGCAACGTTTCAAGCTTCCTATCAAAGGTAAGTCAGGGTGTACGCCCTAATATGTTTGAAGTGTCTATTCAGTTTCCTGGCACAGCTGAAGCAGATGACACTGAAATCGTAACTTACATGTGTAAGTCTGCTGCTCTACCTTCATCTAACGTAGGTGTTATTGAAGTTCCCTTCAGAGGTAGAACAGTTAAGATTGCAGGCGACAGAACATTTGATAACTGGTCTGCAACCTTCATCAACGATAAAGATTTCAAGGTAAGATCTTACTTTGAAAAATGGCTACAACAAATCAATTCCCACCAAGCAAACACTGCTGGTATTATTGATCCTACCGCTTATGGTCGCACTGTTGTTATCAGACAACTTGAAAAAGATGATAACTCAAATGGCAGTGAACTAAGATCTTATAAGTTATGG